TGCAGGTCTTAGTTTAGAAAAATTATCAACAAACGAACTATCTAAATCTTTTATATTCTTCTTTACTTTACGAGTTGAAGAATTTCGTTTAATTACACCTGAATGCCATTTTACGTTGTTACCACCAGATGAATATGTATCTAGATTAGGCATTTCTATAGTACCATCTGCATCAACTACTAATGCTATACCATTATCACTTCGTAATTCCATACATCTATGGGCTGTTGAGTTATCAGTATCAATAACGAATCTAGCTGCTTCTGTATCAAGAGCAGAAGCTCCATCGATCTTAATTCCGCTATCATGAATATGAAGACGTTTATCCATTCCTGATGTAATTCCTATACCTACTCTGGTTTGATCACCAGCTAAGGTCATACGAGTAGTAGAGTTAGTTTGAAATTCAAAATTTCTAACACTAGTGTTGTGTCCGATAGTAAGTCCAGTATTATCCATATTAAATGTGGTTGTATATCCACTTGTACTACTTTCTTGGAAATTAAAAGTTGCAGTTGCATCAGTAGCTTTTATATCTAATGGAAGTTCAATATACTCGTTAACACGTAGTGTACCGTCTGCAGGTTCAGCTTCAGTTCCGTTATTTGCACCACCAATTACTACACCACCGTTTGGTATATAAACATTTTTAGTTGTATCGAAAAACATAATCCTATCGCCATCTGTTTGGACATCAGTATCATCACTAAAAATGAAAAATCCTTTTTCATCGTTTCCAGCTGCACTTCCATGCACTACTCCCATTGAAAAGTTATTTGACGTATGATTAAAACGCATGTAAGCGTGATCATTTGCCTCAGTACTCGTATGCTTAAGTTCAAGTAAAGGTTGTATTGTACCGTAAAGACCAGTTGAAAGTCGCAAAGCAGGTTCTTCATTTGCAACTATAATATCTACAGCAGGTTCAGCCGTACCATGACCAGACATAGTACTACCAGATATTACAACTTGATTTCTAAATATTGTTGGAGTATGTACATGATCAGTAGAGTCGGTAATTATTGTAGTAGCACCAATCCTACGAAATGTAAATCTATGTCCTTCATTCAAATCTATACTTGCCATATTTTATCCTCTTATGGGTTTAGTTTTTGACCAAACGCTTCTTGTTGATTACCAAATATATCGTCAGTAGCAAAATGCATGCCAACGGTAGTAATATAAACATCTACGGTGGCTAATTGAGATCCTGTATTAGCTAGTTCAATATCAGCTAAAGTAAATGCTGCAGTTGTAGCTATTTCAAAATTAGATGTAATAGCACCACCTAAAGAGCCATCACATACTATATTCTTTTTACCGGTAGTAGCATTACCAGATACATATCTTAAAAACGAGCCTGAATTAGCATCTGTTACCTTTACAAATTTTTCAGTAATATTGTGAGCTATTATATCACCTTGAAAGTTAGCACTTGAAGCAGATAATACACCTCCTGATGATACCTTGAAATTTGATGATGATATAAATCCTACTGGATCGCTTGTATCAGTTGATGTAGATATATGGAAACTAGTCCCTTTAGAAAATTTACCGTCATCAAAACTAAATCCTGCTATATTATTTCCTGTTTCACCTAATTTGAAAATTTCAGTACCTGTAGTGTTATAACCTACAATACCGAATTGTGTACTGTTTAGTCTACCTATTTCAATAATTTTACTATTATCTCCATCAGAACCTGTAGATATAAAAAGTTGTTGAGATGTAGAATCTAGCTCTAACCCACCGTTAGCAGTAAATCTTTGGATATGCGAGTTTGATAATGTCCAACCACCTATTTTACCTCCCGTAAATAATGCCTTACTACCTGTTATTTCACCATTTGATTTTAATCTTAAATTATTATTATCAGAGGCTATTTCAGTTTCAGATATATTAAACCCGCCAATCGTACCACCGGTAAAATCAACTTGTGAACCAGTCATATTACCGGAATGGTCAACTTTGAAATTACTTGACGATATAAAAAGGGTTTGTGTTACATTATTTATTTCAACACCTGTTGTTCTTAAACTATGGCCATCCATAGTAAACCCACCTATCCTTCCACCATTAAATAACACATCTGAGCCGGTTATAGTTCCATTAGCTTTTAATCTTAAATTATTATTATCAGATTTTATTTCTTCAGATGATATATTGAATCCACCTATATTACCTGCTGAAGAAGATATTGTACCTTTAAGAAATACATTATCAGTATATAAACCGAAACCTGATAAAGTGCCAAAATTATTATCACTTATTCCTGATAAATCACCTAATCTTACTTTTATATCTAAATCATTAACACCGGTGCCTGTTCTTTCAACTATATCAATATAAGGAGTTTCAGAACCAGATGTAGCATTCAATAAAATAAATCCTGTACCATTTGCTCCTTGTGAAACTAAAACTTGTCCTGATGACATACTTTGAATTAAGTTACCATTCATACTTCTAGATACAACCATTGTATTAGCAGTTGCATCTACTGAATGTACTTTCATTATTTCTTCTGTAAATCCGGTAGAGCTTGTAGCTTTAGCTAAAATATATTCACCAGATACAAATCCTGCTGCATTATCTACAGATGCAGTAGCTATACTACCCGATAAAATTAATGAGCCAGATTTTAATGCTGTTGCATTTGCTACTATTAATGCACCACCTACAGCTGAAACTGTTTCTTTTTCGAAAACTGCTGTTGATAATGTTCCTCTTATTCTAGCCTCTTCAAATTCTGCAATTCCATCCTCTCCTATTCGATAACCAGAACCTGCTAGTCCGCCAACCATAGACGATATAAAATTAGAAGTTTGAATAGCTCCAGAAGAACTAATTATTATATTGTTACCTGTAAGTTTATCATTACTTAAAGTCCAACCACCAACAGTTCCTGAAGTTGCTTTTACAACACCTGCATTTGTTACACTAAATGGTGCATCTGCAAATGTAGAGTCTCCCATTTGTATACCTGTTCCTGGTATTAGTGCTATATAATCTGCATCTGTTCCTTTACTTAATTTATCAGATTCTATAGTCCACCCACCAATTTCACCACTACCTGCAGTTATTTTTCCTTCTATAGTTGCTGCTGATGCAGTTAGCCTACCATCAGCTGATACTTTGAATTTAGATGATGAAATAAATCCAACAGGATCTTCTGCTGCATTAGATGAGGAAATCATCCAGCCTCCAGCTCCGGAAGATGAAATATATCCCTCTTTATTCATATGCATTCTACCACCTTCAAGCGCTTGAGTATCAAAGGACCAGCCTGCTATTTGGTTTAGTACATTTCCGCCATCGCCTAATGAAAATATAGGAGTTGCACCTCCGCTAAAACCTCGAAGACCAAAATGATTTGAAGCAAAATAAAAACCTGTTATATTATTGTTAGCGTCATGACCAAATCTAAAAAACGGTAAGCTTGGACTACCATCCAAAACAAATCCACCAAATCCATCTATATTGTTTGAGAATAATTTAGTGCCGTTAATTTCCCATCCGGCAATTTTTCCTCCAGTAAACAATACATCACTACCTGTTATAACACCACTTGATCTTAATATTATTTGATTGTTAGAAGATGATATAGTAGTTGTATCAATACTAAATCCACCAATCAGTCCAGCACTTGCAGTTATTGCTCCAGCTGTATCTACTTGGAAATCAGAAGCAGATATATGATAGGGACCATCAGAATCTAACATTACTGTATTACCACTCGATGATAGTGCTGTAGTTCCTATTGACCAGCCACCGATTGTACCACCCGCTTCTGCAGTAATGGTACCTTGCATTACAACATCGCCAGTATTATCTAAATGAAAATTACTAGATGATATTTCTATATTACCATTAGATCCAGATATAAATTGAGTATTACTACCTAAAAAGAATTTATTAGTTCTTATATCTAGCTCATTAGGATTAGATCTAAATCTTAAGAATGATTCACTACCACCGATTGCTTCAATACCAACACCTGAATACGAGGTAATACTACTTACATCTGATCCTAAAGAAAGTGAACCAGAGTAAATTAAGAACCCGGGTGTACCACCACTACCTGTAGCGTGATTGAAACCTTTATAATCTAACGTCCTAATTTCTGCCATATTTATCTCCTAGTCTGCTCTAAATCCTTGCATAATAATACCGTTGCCAATATTAACTGAACCTGATAGTATATTATCGTTACCACTTATAAATAGATTACTTCCGACAAAATCAAGTGATTGTGTAGTCAAAGATATATTTGCTATTTGATCTCTACTATTATAAAATTCAAACTTAAAATCAAGAATATCATCAGCTTGCGGAGTTTGTATAGGTATTTCAAAAAAAGTATGATTAGGAGTAAAACCAAAATCACTAGCACCTTCTAATGATAGATCTGAAAGATACCAATTACCTCTAGTTACTGCAAAAACGATATGGGCATCAGTATCAAAATCTGGTGTAAAGCCAATCTCTAAAAGTTTTTCGTCCATAAATGGCATATCATTAGGATTTACCTCTAATGTTGTATTACTATCAAAGTTTGCAGGCAATGTAACATTTGTAAGAGTTGGTGGTGAAGTAAAAGGCAATCTAATAGGGGTAGATGTTTGATTAGCTAACGATGATATATTGATAAAATTGGTTACACTATTTACTAAATGAGGTGCTGCGTTTTCTGTTTCTAGCGATACTAGCTTATGACCTAAATTCCTTGTATCAGAATTAGGAATATTACTTCCTGATATATAAACATCCATTAATGATGAAGATACTTGTCCAATAACACCAGCTGGTGTTGGTAAAGGTGGAGGTCGATATCCTTCTGCAGTATTAGCAACTCTAAATTTTATTTGGTATTCATTATTTTGAAACAAATCAATATTAGGTTTACTATAAACTTTTACATAAGGATCGGTAGCTAATGGTAATGCTGGATAATTTGACGAGCCTGATAACTCACCACTCCCTGAAATTTTTAACGATGATATCATAATACTATCATCATGTAAAGCATAAGGATGGTGACCGGATTGATTAACAGATTCACTGTGCCAAAAATTATTTATTATTTCTTGACTTTTATAATCTCCTATTCTATCGAATGCAAGGTCTGAATCAACGTTAATTAATAAATCTCGTTCTTGTAATAGCTGTGTACTTACTAAATCAAAATCAGCAAAACCTGCACTCTTCATATAAGTTTTTACTTTATGTACTGAACCAGCTATTGGATCAATATTTTTCATAGTTATACTTGCGAATGATTGTGAGTTAAGTGATCCGGTTGCAAGTATAGCGTCTTGTTGCCATTCAATAGAATAATTACTTAGACCGAAACTAGTTACAGGGTATGCTGAATTAACTGTTGAAGTTGCAGGTACACTTCGTCCACTACCTGGTAACGGAGATACACTAGTTTCAGATTGAACAGGTAAAACATATGGATCTACTTTTATAGTGTTATAATTTATTACTTGAGAAATATAAGATGTATAAGCAGGTAAATTTCCTGTCTGATTATCCATAGTACCTGGCTGTAAAGAATAGTTAGAAGGTAGAGTAAAATTAGGTTCTTCAATAGTTAACAGTCCACCCGCCATAGATGCTGAAAACCTTAGCCCGTGAGGGTCAGCATTTCCCATAGTTATAGTTGCATCACCAAATCCACTATAAGTATAAGAAAGTTGACCAACTGATTGACTTGCTATTGATGAACCAGCAAGATAAGTTTGAGTAAGATACTCTCTTTCATTTTCAAAAATTTTAACACCTGGTACTTTTTGGAAAATAATAGGTGTATCGTTAATTGCGTCAGGTTGTATAATAAGTTCTTTAGACCACTTTACATTATAACGATTTCTAAAAGATTGGGGTATACTTCTACCGTCTGGCCTTTGAGTAGCAACACCTAAAATTTCAATTCTACCTAGTCCAGGTGGTGTTTCAGGATATACCCATATCCCTACTACTATTCTACCTCCTGGATCAACATAATTATTTACATGGTGATATACGGCAGCTCCATTTACATCTGTTACTTGGATTAAAATCTGTGATTTACTAGCTAGTAATTGATTGTTACCAAATATCTTAAATATGTTTTTACCAGCTGTGAGGGATTCAGGCATACTATCAAGACGAAAGTACTCTGAATCAAATGAGGTTTGATTTATAAGTACCGTTTCGTTGAACTCAGGTTTAAGTATACCAACTCGTCTTTGTATCATTATTATCTCCGTATATCTACCTACTTTACGCAGGTATCGTATATAAATATCAAATAATTAGTAAATAACGTTACTTAAATCATTCTTTCTGCTTATTTCAACAGTACCATCAACCATATCTCTCATTATATCAATATGTGATATAATTAGTATAAAATCGAATTGAAGTTTTAGATAATCAAAAAGCATAGCTATAGAATTAATATTGTTAGTATCAAGGTTACCAAATCCTTCATCAATAGCTAGAAACGTAGGTCTAGGAAGACTTGATATATTAATTAATGCAACTCTTACAGCCAAAGAAGATATAAATTTTTCCATACCTGATGTCATTTCAAGAGGCCATTTATTATCTTCACCATATTTTATATACGTTAAAATATTTTTACCATCTACATCGAACTCTAACTTAAAATCAACTATTTGAGATAATATATTATTTATTTCTTCTTCGATATAAGGAAGTGTATCAGAAATAATTTCATAAGGTATACCATCACGTTGTATAGCATCTAAATAATATTCATAAGCTTTTAATTTAGTTTCAAGAGTATGAGCCTTTTTAATTTGTGTATTAATATTCTTAATTTGAGATTTCAAAACTTTTATATCACTATAACATAATTGACATTTAGATGAGACATTATTTAACTCAATCTGTAAATCGCTTTCTGTATTATTAAGTTCACTAATTTCTAGATTAATAGTTTTGTTTTCTTCTATAGCTTTAATGTTAGTATGATATTTTTTAATCTTTTTATTTATTTCGTTTACTCTATTTTGAAATCCATCTCGTTTTTCTCTAGCTTTGTAATAAGCTATTCTGCCCGTATTTCTTTCTCGTTCGATTTGTATAAGTAACGAATTTAATTTTTCTATTTTATTATAATCATCTATAACAGTAGCATTATTTTCAATAAATAAATTATGTATAGAAAGTTCTTCTAAAGTTTGTTTAGCTTTAATTTTATCTTGTTCTAAATCTAACTTAACAGTTTTAGACATTTCGATATATTTACTTTCTCTTTTTTTACAAAACTCACAATTAGGATCAAACTCACTTTTATTTTCTAATTTTTCAAGTTTATGTTTAACTTCTAATCTTAAACGATCACGTACCTGCTCTAATTGTGTAACCTTTGTTAAGGTTTCATTATATTTATTATAGTTTGCATTTACTTTATCTATATCATAATTTAATAGAACTTCATTAGCTTTTTTAATCTTAAGCTTGTTACCTTCAGCTATTTTTTCATCTGACTCTAATCTGGTATTAATAGTCTCAATATTATTATTTAATCCTATTAGCTCTAACTCTAAATTATCGATATCATCAAGCGGTACTCGTTTATGTAAAGTTTTAGTCTTAGCTAATACCTGCTTTTGTATAGATTTTATTTCTTTTTCTAAAGTAGCTTTATGTCCTTCGTATTCACCGTGACGTTTTTGATCCTTTTCTAATTTTTCTTCAGCATCAACTAATTGCTGTGAATAATCTGTACTACCAAAATCTTTTAATAATGCTTGTACGTCTCGTATCTCTTCGTTAGCTAATTTATATAAAGAATCAAACACGGTAATATCTAAAAATTGAGATAAAAGATCTTTTTTCTCATGCTGAGACATATCTATAAAACCTGTATTATTATTTTGTACTGACAGAGCAGTTAAAATAAAATCCTCATACTGACCTAGGTAGCCTTGTATATTTTTATCGGTTTCACGCCTCTGTTCTCCATTTAGAGATATATTATTTCCTTCTTCATCTACATACCAAAAGTCAACATCAACTCTAACTTTACCTTTCATCCAACCTTTTAGTATCCGCTTTGCTTTTCGTTCGATAAAATAATCTGTGCCGTCTATTTCAAAATTTAATTTACAATAAAAATTATTCTTTTTATTATTCATTATATCAGTAGCTAGCTTACCTCTACTACACCTATCAAATATACAAAAAGATACTGAATCTAGAATAGCAGATTTACCAGCGTGATTAGGAGCAAATACTCCTACAACATCTTTAGCGCGCTCAAAATTAACTATATTATCTTCACCGTAACTAAACATATTAGAGAATTCAAACTTTTTTAGTTTCCAGGTAACAGAACGAGATATTTCTTCATTAGGTATAAGTTCGTTCAAAGATTTATTTATACTACGAATTTGTCTCATCATAATAGAATCAATATCATGATTTTTTTCTATATATTCCTGTAAGAGTTTATTTTGATAGTTTATATCTCTAACATCTCTAGTTAATGATCTAGAAGTGCTTGCTTGACCTTTAATTTTATCTTGCTTTATAATTACTACATCATTAGCTCTGCATTTCTTTTTAATCTGCTTAAGTATAGTTTTAACTTCAGCTTCAGTTGTATTTTTAGTACGTAATCTTAATCTAGGATATTTTGGTATATCATTAATTACAGGCATTTTACCATCTTTAATATCTATAGTATAAAATCCATAATTATTTGATATATCAGTAAACTTAGGTTTACGAGTCTTTACATCCCATACAGCATATCCATGATGCTTAAACGCTTCACCAAAATTTTGTTGTATAAGAGAGCCTGGATAACATATCTTTTTATCTTTATCAACATATTGACGTTTATGTATATCACCTAATAAGGATATATCGTAGCCGTTAAATAAATCAGCTGTATATTCATCGCCTGTTACTTCATAACCTATATCAGTTTTTGAAGACTTGACAGGTCCATGGAATAAAGCTATTTTTGTTTCAGCATTAAAACTTTCTGCTTTTATATATGTAGAAGGGTGGTCAAATATACTAAATACTGTAAAGTGAATATTACCAAATTTGTAAACGCCTGAGTCTTTTAGATAATATAAATTTTTATTGTTTAGATTATTTACAATAGGAGTTAATGCATCTAACCTGCTAGTATTATTCAAGTTAGTATCGTGGTTACCAGTAATAATAATAGTTGGTCTAATATTAGCTAAAGTATTTAAGAATTCAGAAGTAATATCAATTAACTCTGGTGATATATCAGTCTTATTGTGAACTATATCCCCAGCTACATATATTAAACTATTTTCAGGTAAATCTTTACATGCAGAATAAAGTTGCTTAAATACCTCTCTATATTCTTTATGTCGTTGATAATTACGAATATGTATATCAGCAACGTGTAGTATTTTTTCTACTTTATCGAAGTTAAGTTTTATATTTTGAATCATCCAAACATGCTCCCTAATTTTTGCATCATAAGTCCACTACCTGTAATATTTGTAGTTACACTCTTTAATGTTGTTACATTCTTATAACCGATTTCAGAAGGATCTTTATCACCTAATTCGATTAAATAAACTTTAATACCATTTTCTATAAAGTATTGGCATATATCTAACGCTTTATCTCTAGCATCTGAATCTAAAGCTATGTAAATATCTTTTACTTTCTTTTCAATTATTTCTTTCTTAAGCTTATTTAATATTATTTTACCAAAAAGCGGAATAGCGTTACGTTTTACAGCTATAGCATCGAAAGCTCCTTCTACAATAGTAATAGGCTGATTCCAGTTTATAAGTAAATCAAATCCTATAATATCTTTAGATACTTTAGGATTTTTATGCTTAAATGAAGCATCTTTATAATAACTTCTACCTGTAAAGAAATTTAATTTACCATCTCTATCATAACTAGGAATAATAATCATTTTTTCATATTGACCTGTTTCGCAATAACCAATACCATATCTTACTATATCGTGTTTAGTAATACCACGATTTTTTAAGTACATAACAGCATTTCTAAACTCAGGATTATTTTTGTTGCCATTTAATATAAGCTTAAACTCAGGAGGTAATGATACATGATCTGCTTTTTCTTCTTTTACTGGAATATAAGAATCAACAAATTTATTTAAGTCTTTTATTTGCGTTACAGTAGCACCTATTTTTTTGAAAAGATTATATAATTTTCTTCCCTTAGAATTGCATACCCAACAGTGCCAATATTGTGTATTCAAATCTACCTCTAATTTATGCTTGTAATGATTGCATAAAGGACATTTGAATGAAACATTATTACCCGAGGTCTTTTTAGACCTACCTATAACCGATTCTAGTAAACTTAATAAACTCACAGTATAAATATAAGAAAAATAATTTAATTAAACAACAATATTTTTAATAATATCATATACGCCTTCTTCTAGCTTTACATTAGCAAATCTTCGTGGACCTATACAATCATTATAAAACTCGTAACTAGAAGATACATGAAATCTATGATGTATATTTTCTTCTAAATAATTAACTTGACCTTTAGTTTTACCTAATATAAGAATTTCAAATCGAAATTGCAACATTCCTAACGTTTTTATATCTTGATTTAATTCTTTAGATGATCCAGTATATTCTTTCCAATTAGAATCTTTTCTAATTACTTTACGTCTTTTTTTACCAGCTACTTTTACACGACGAGTTGTGCCGAAATATTTTCTGCCAATATATTTTCTGCCTGATTTAAGATTTGTAATTAAATATACAAAACCAAAATACCCTTCAGGGGCTTCTTCTAATGTTTTATTTTTATATAACCAATGACTCATATTATGTATCAAACTGAACGTTAAAAACTATGTCTAAATCAGATGGACTTTTAACCGGGTTAGCTAGTTTTGCAACTGCTAGTAACTCATTAAAGTCATTATATAATCCAATAGTAGTAATGTAAGGTGTAAACTCAGATGATGTTGCAAACCCTCTTAATCTTTCATTGTTTCGATCATAATTAACTCTTGCAGATGGATTATATGTTATGTTAAATTGTTCATCTTCAACTACACATTGATAATTATGAATAGTGTGTTCAGTTGTTCCTTGAAAATTTAGTGTGTAATCATTTAGAAATTCATTATAAGATCCAGTAACATCAGTTATCGTTAACATACCATGATTATAAAAAATATTACCAACAATATTAGTATCTCTATAATAAGCATTCAATGATGTAATCTCAGGAGTTGTAAGAGCTCTTCTCATAAGCTTAAATTTATCCATACTACCTTTGAATGGGTATATATAATTTTTAGCTTTATTGTTAAAAACATTTTGAAATACTGTTTGTAATTGACCATTAACAACTTTTTTATTTTCAACTTGACCGAAGTATGTTCTAGATTTGAATCCCCACCTTCTGGCACCAATATGTATATTAGTAGTATTGTCAGCAACTATTTCATCTGCCATAGGATCAGCTTTTGAAGTTTGAAGTGTACCATCAACCCAAAGTTGCATAGAGCCGGTAGCTATTTGTGCAACTACATGATGCCATGTATCATCATTTATTGCAGAAGAAGTAATTTCAGTAAAATTTTCTGTTTTACCTCTTAAGAATCTTAATTTACCTTTTCTAGCAGTTGTACTGTTATAAATATTTATTTCCCATGGTACTGTATTTGACCATTGACGTGATGTAACAATAACATTATGATCATGATCTTTAAGTGTACGATATTGATAAGTACCTATTGGAGGTAAAGAGCCTGCTCCTACAGGATAACCACCTGTAAAACTAGAAGTAACAGATTGTGATACTCCTGCTTTTACCCAAAACGAAACAGCAAAATCTGAATTCCATCTAGCAGAATTAGCTAATGTTTGTGTATTTTTTATTTCAACAAAACTGTTAGACCCTGAATTAATAGTTTGTTGGCCGTGAAAGTCAACGTAAGTAGTATCTTTTATTCCATAATCTTTGTTACTATCATAACCGGTACTATGAATATTAAATGTTATATTTTCACCATGCGGCTCAAACGGCCCACTTGATATATCTGCTAAATGTTCGTTAGCTGTTCTAAAAGTTGGAGTACCTATAAGTGGATTTCCTTTTATTAACTTCCAGCCATCATTAAAATCAACTTTAATTATATAATCATCCCTATCTATAGTTTTGAATCCAGCTAGCTGAGAAGAAAAATTATTATCTACTAAATTGCCTGTACCATCATCCACTAAAAGACCTTTCGGCCCACCGCTCATAGTAACAGAGCCTTCTTTTATTCTATCTCCAAATATTCCAGAAGGTATAGATACTATAGTAACTTTTTGATTTATATCTCTAATTTGTTGTGAAAGGTATTCACTGTCATTAGATTTATACGCATTTTCTACATCACAGTAGTATAAATGATATACAGAGTTCCATATATTTCGCTTAAAGTAATCTCCATTAGTTTTGGGTTCGTTTGCTATATTACTTTCATTAGGGTCACTAATACTAAAGTCACCATCAGAGTATTGGCCACTAAAACTTATAATGCCATGGTTAGCGGCTGTTTCATCAGTTATAGTCCATGATTTGTGAGCTACGTGCTTTTTATTAAGTGGTGTAGTTTTTACCTCTTTGTATATAGACATTATATACCTCCTTAATGATCAAGCTTAATTCTTATCGTAGTTTCCCTCTCAAAGTTTTTAAGTAATGGTTTACTGAGTTTTGCAACAGCTAATAATTCGTTGAAATCATTATACAATCCAACTGTAGTTATAAAGGTTTGTGGATTTTGAATAAATGAATTATGTAGAAGTTGACCATTTATCTGACCACTCGAACCTGTTCTTTGATAAGTGTGATTAGTAGAATAATTATATTGAGAGTTTTTTACTCTTACAAAATAGTGTGTTGATGATACATCTTCTTCAGCTCTAATAGAAAAGTATTTACCTCTATTAATCATATCATAAAACTTTCTATTCATTCTATCATTAGTATTTGCGCTGTCAGAAATTGTCATTCCTAATCCTGGTGATGATTGTGGTCCAAGTGTATTACCTTTTCTAAATTTATTACCTGAAAATGCAAATATTCCTAGTTCAGGATAAAATTTACCCCAGTAATGTTTATCACCAGATCCATCACTATAACATCCATCTGTTTCAGAACCACTAACAATATTATAAACTAAATGACCGTTAACAGTATCACCGTCAGAAATTGATGAATCATCAATTAATTTTACAACACTTGTTGTATAATGTCCAGCAGAAGCAGATAAATGTAACTCCCAGTTACCTGCATTTACACCTTGCTTAAATCTAGCACGATTCATGGTCATAAAAAACATTCTACCATGACCTGAACCATCTGTATCAGTAAATGCTGTTGCATCTGTAGGATCATCTAAAAGTAAATTTCTAAATTGAGAGAAAACTGCTTTAGTAGGTGAATTACCAATACTAGCACCTGTTTGTCTTACTGAGCCTGAACCTCTGAACATACCATAAGCAATACTCATTTGTACTTCAGCGCTAGTATCAGATACAGGATTAGCATTATAAAGCTCAAATTGGTAAGGTCCACTTACTGAAGCGGTTTGAGTTGAAGATGTATGAAATGCTGTTAAACTGGATACATTCCCTGTAAAAAGAGTTGATGTTACCCCGTTAACAACATTACCTAATATTACATCGTCAGTATTAAAAATTGTATATGCCATTTACTCTCTCCTAGTCTAGTGATGTATCTCTGGAAATAGTAACTGGAACAGTAACTGTCCCTCCTGTACCATTACCTGATATTGTAAGTGTTGTTGAAGTAGTTTGAGTAATAGAATACGCAGTAAGTTTTACTGACATTCCAATAACCGTCCCTGATAATTTATTTCCTGTTTGAGGGGGTATATAACCAGCTCCTCTAGCTTGCATTGCTGTGGTTTCAGTACCTCCTGTTTGTGTAGCCATTTCCATAACTTGCATTGAAACAATATCAGTATTACCAATTGTAAATGTATATCCTGAAGCATTTGCGTTGAGGATATTTATTGTTTGAGGTTCTAATGTTACTGTTTGACCTGGATTAGTTAAAGATATAGATGACTGTGCTAAAGATACTACAGGTAGTATTTGTGTATTTTTAGGTAATGTTACCAGTTTATTATTCATCGCTTGTGGATCATTTGTAAATGCTTCTAAAAGAGGCATTCTTTCTATAGCTTCACCATAAAACGAAGTTCCTAAATTATGTGAAGTATCATACATCGCATAATTTACTTCATCATCTGCAAGTGCAAACTTTGTAATACTGAGTGCGCCCTCTGCAAGTCTTTGTCTTCCAAGCTTGGTGAGAACTGCATCAACAGTTACAGATGTGTTATCTAAATATCCCATTTTTACTCTCCTATTCTTATATATAATAAATATACATTTAATTAATTTTTAGTAGTTATCTTACATTTATTTGTGAAGCTTGATTTGTACCCCCACTTCCACCTCTTCCTTGATTGTATCCACTCAATGGACTTACAGGATCGCCGAATGAATCTGTTGTTTGATTAGGATCAACAGTTATAATATTAGGATTTACTAATAAATATTCAGCAACAGGTCCACCGTCTATAGTTTCACTACTTCCAACATTAAAGTCAGGTGAATTAATTCTAGTACCTTCAATTATTAATCTTCTTTGTGCTGGGCTATAAATGTAGTTAGGTTGTATATCAACTGCTTTTGGATATAAATTTGATATCGCTTTTGCAGCTGAGCCAGTTACACCGGATTGACTTACAGGCACTTCAAACGCATCAGGCTTATGGTATAGATTAAATGTAGGTACAAATTTGAAATCTTCACCACCTGACCATATAGGTGAACCTGAAACATAAGTTTGTACAGCTGATTCTGTTGCTTCACCAAATACATCTCTTAAATATGTTGCACCTCTATAAAGATTAAAATAATCATTTGAACCACTTCTTTGTTGAGACGGTGCAGCTCCAACACCAATTAATGCTGATAAAGTACCTATGTCACTACCAAAGAAAGTCTGTGAATTTATTATTTCACTGTTCGGTAGATCATGTGTTGATGTTAAAGTTATACTAGATGTAAGTTGTAAATTTTCTTGAGACATACTAGCTATAGTTGCAATTTTATGTCTTTCAAGAAGATTAGGCCGTATTTCTATACCTACTATAGCATCAGCTCTAGCTGGTAGCATATCTTCAATTTGTTTGAAAAGTCCTTTGTTAAATGATCTTAAAAATTGAACAAATGCCATTACATTAGTTCCACCAGTATATTTTTTGAAATATAAATTTTTAAGATTTCTTAAACCTGTATATTCATATTTGTATTTATCTCTAGGATCTCCTATATAATCATCTAAATCTAATGAACCAAACTGCATTGAAATATCGGTGTCAATTTGATCTGCTGGAGATAATACAACTGATACATCTTCAGAATCTAACGGGTTAGAGTCAAATGATGATTGTTCAAATGATTGATCTCTACCTAGCGTATTGTTTCGTAAAGTATTATCTTCAATTCTAATTTTATTAGAATGTTTAGACGGACCTGCTGTGTGAGGAACTTTAACATAATACGTTTCAGATTTAGGAGTAAATGGTATTGATTGCCATCCTATAAACTTCGGTCTGCGAGTAGCATTCCATCCAATACTATATCCGCTTTCAGCATTATAATCATTTGGAATAGAACCTAAATAGTTTGTATTATCAAGAGTAAGTGTAGTACCTGGTGATGTTACATCATAACGTTTCAAATCTGTTCCTAATGGTATTCGTAAAAAGAGGTCATTGTAAGCACTTTCTATAGAATCACCTATTATAGAAGTTGGTGCTAAAGTATGTTGATGAAAAGCATCGGTTGATAAATACTCAGCCCATCCTCGTATTTCTTGCCATGAACCGGAGAACGGTTGTAAGTTAGTAAAATCTGATCCTGCTTGTCCAGATGAGCCTGATCCACCCCATCTTATTTTTTGCGTATCAGCCCACATATTCATATTATGAATATTTGCAGCTACACTAACCGATCCTGTATGAGTTAATCTTCCGTTGGCATGTTCAGATGCTGCAGCATACCTAAGTTCAAAAGTATTAGTAATAGATGGCTTAGCATGTTCAGTACATCCAAACGATATATTCCACCAATCATTATTATAAAAAGGTGCATAATCAGTTGAACATGATACAGCAGGTTGAGCAGCTGAACCAGATAAATAAAAAGTTACTCTTCCGTAATTAGCGTAAACTGATGCTGAACCTGCAGCGATTGCAGAAGGTGAATCATGACCTGCTGCAGAAGATGAATGCTCTAACATTAGTACCCATCTTTCTGTACCTGCACCATTTTCATCAGAACTTGCAAGGTGCATACTTTGAGTTGTTGATGTATCGATTCTAAATTCATACATATTTAATGCACGATTGCCTGAGCCTGATACTGAAAGATTTAATCCGGGATCGTCAAAATCAATAAATGCATGTGTTGTTTGTAAATGTGCAGAGCCTGAAAAATCAACAGCATAATTAAATTTTTGAATCTCTCTTTTATCAGCTGACCGTTTTACTGGTGCACCACCATATTCATCTATATTTAATATTGTTAAAGGAATACCATATGAAGTGAGCAATGCTCGTACACCTCTAGCAGTACCTTTAGTTTTTAACAGTAAAGGTAAATTATTTACTATTCGTTTCCATGTTTGCTTTTCTATATCACCTGATGAATGTGAATCTTTTTTTACAAACGTACGAGTCTCACTTGAACCGGATGCTTGATAAGTACCAGAATTGTCGGTACCTAATACATAATCCCAAAGATCAGCAGAACTGTATCCAGGATATAAATTAACACCAAATGATTTAGCAGCATCTAATAATAAATCTTTTGATATACCTTCTGATACCGACTCTTTTTGTTTATAAGTTTCTTCAAAATCCTTTATAGTATGAAATATTGTATCAAAGTGCTCACCAACCATATCCATAAATACTTCATAAGATTGATTTTCCGAATCAGTTTTTATATGAATAGGTATTGAGTTTCTTAACATAGACATATTTGTTTGATCGTAAAGTGATGCTGTAGTTAATTGAGCAGTATACCATGTAGTAGCTTCAGATGATGTAACAGAGAATAAATTATATCCTAATCCTGTTCTTTCTGAATTAGATTTAGGCCACGTAGTTGGGTTTAACGTAATCTCACCTTCGTCGGTATATCTTGTTTCAACTGATGATGATTCATAATATAAATGCTCTTCATATGGTGTAAAACTTCTAATGAATCCTCTTTTCAAATTATCAAACTGCAATTTATTAGCTATTACATCTAATGAGCCAGTTACATCACTATCAGTTCCTGCAAACCCGTCACCTAACGCTAATGATTTAGATTCATAATGTTCTATTTGTTGAATCTTGTATCTAAAGTTTTTCAGCCTTTCTTCAGCAGATGAAAAGTGAACAAAGTTTTTATATTGAGTAAAATCATAATTTACTTCAATTCCTGATCCGCTAATAATTTTAGCTTCTAATCTGTTTTTAATATCTTGATTAGTACCAACTAATTCTTCTTCATTCTTAATTAAAGTTGCTTTAGCTGAATTTTTTTCTAACCCAAGGCGTAGATTCGGTCCTCTTAACTCGGTAAATGATTCATCTATTAAGAAAGGAATATCGATATCAACGTTAACATTGTAAGGTATAAATAACGGTCTTAATAATGAAACATTAATACCTGCTTTTAACGAAGGTGGTACAGGTGATGCGAGTTTTAATATTAATGTGTCAACTGGTTCAGGTTGGTCGTTCGGACTTGACACATCAGGTTTAGGAACATACTCATGATACATCCAATTTAATGCAACAAGATTTAATTTGTCACCTGATAAGGGTTTAGTAACTTGTAAGTATACGGGCCATATATCATCTACAGATCCAGCTACTCCTTGATTACCAACAAATTGTATAAATTGAAAAGATCCATCAGGATTTACTTCTCTAACACCATCATACACATACTTACCATCACCATCTTGGCCTATTAACCCTCGCTCTATCCTATGAGCAGCATATTGCGCTTCAGAAGAGAAAGCTAAATTTGTAGAAGGATTATACCCCTCGCTAAATTTTGCAAAATAAACAGTAGTATTAATATTTGGATTATCAGAGAAATTCATATACTTCCAATAGAATCCATCTATTGGTAGCGTGCCGGGAGTTTCAAAATTATAAAAATCAGCAAACGAAACAGCATTTTTAGCTGTTGCTTTTAATCGAACTTCTGTACCTGATTTAGATACTTCAATTACTTCTAATTTACTATGTTGAATCTGATTAGGTACAGCGTCGTCTACATCGACAAGTTTTGTTTCATTATTAGGGTCAACAATAGCATCATAAATATAATTTCTATATCCACTAATTTTAATCTGATAGCCACCGCTTGTTCTACCAAATTGAGATGCAACTATCTGAAAGGTATCTAGATGAAGTAACCCTGCTTCATATTTTATACCACCTATATTACTAATATGACCAGTAAAAGTACTTACAACACTATCAACTTCATCTAAAAGATCTATAGTTATTAAATCGAGATTAGAAGGTGCATTAAGGTAAGTTTCACCAGATGTAATTTTTATAGTGTTACCTAAGTTAGGATCAAACTCAGGTGCGTGAAAATCATCTAATATAAATTCTGTTCTATCTAAAGCCATCTTTATTCACCCTTTGTATAACTTACATTAAATACACCAAGATCAATATCTTGTACTGTATTTGTTTCTGTATTAAATGCTGTATCTAATGTTAGCTCATTATTAACAAAGCTAAGATTTTTTTCATAAAATACATCTATCTTCTTACTAAACCAACCACCCTTTCTTACTCGTTTTTTAAGATATACTTTACCTGTAAATGGCCCTGGCTTCTTTTCGAACATATATAAATCGCCCTCACCTTTGTCTATTTCATCATAAAATAGAGCAGATTTTCTTCCTTGTGTTAAATCAAATACACCTATATCAGCTAATTGTCCGCCGCCTTTATTTCTATATTTTGTCTTTAGTCTACCGTTATCGTTAAAAATTTCAGGAAAAAAAGCCATAGCATCCTGATGTCTTCCTTTCTTCTTATCTCTATTCTTAAACTTATCGTGCATGTCAGTACCAGGTCCTTGGAATACTCTTTGACCATCAATTGTAACAGTAGCTGTATTTTTCTTAAACTTTCTTCTTCTTGACCATTTATCTTGATCGAACGGGTCCCATTTGAATCTTACAAAAATTCTTCTTGCTTCATATCTTGGATCAGGTTCAAATACAGCTCTTTTATAGTTAGGGCTATCGGGATTATTATCGTATACAAATGAACCTTCGTAAGTAGATGAAAAGTTATCTACTTCACTATCACCTAATCCTGATACATTTTCTAGTGTGCCAGAATCATCTGAATTTATAGCAGCAAATTTTACATCTTTTCTAAATTCACCTTTATCATTTTTTACTACACAAGTTAGCGTTCTAGGTATTACTGCACCTACTCCGTCTCTAACCTCAACTGTTCTATCTAACGCTGAAAGTCTTAAGAATGGCTTACCTGAGGCAACTTCTTTACCATCTAATAGCCAACTTACCTCTGCGTCTGGTATTTTTATTGCTTGTATATCACCGTTTTGATCAGGCTCATAGTGACTTATAGCATTTGCGGAATAAAATAATGCAGGGTCTTGAGTAAAGAACATATATGTAGGATCAAGTGTTGCAACTGTAGGCCATCTATGACGTTCAGTCCACTGCTCAATAGACCAGTCACCTAAACTTTCTACTCTTGGATCTTTTGTTGGATCAGTAACACCACCAAAGTTAATTACACGTGACCAATTAGCGACATATACATCTAACGATTGAGGTGGTGTATCAGGGTATGTAGGTTCTTTAGGTAATAGTTCAAATATTTTTATATCTTGAGCTTCTTCAATATCACTCTTATCAAAAATAGGATTACGTAATTTTCTAGATAAAACATTTATAAGATCACCATCCTCAAATTCGTCAGTAATAAAAAACGAATCATCAACATCTATAGTTCCGGGTGTTTCACCTATTATGTTATAAATAGAACCAGTATTAGCTGGTGATGTATCAGGTTTAGTATCAAATGTTGATTCATAAGAAACACTAGTTCTACCATTACCCGTAGGCGTTTCTCTTGCGTTTGCGGTTTGATTTGTATCTGCCGTAAACGAAGATTGTCCTGATCCTCCACCTGATGCTCCGTATGCCATGTTATCTCGCTATTCTAAAATATAAATTTGGTTTATAATGTTTTGTAGCCACTACATTAGTGCCTGAATAATAATTTACTTTGAATTCTACACAATAATGTCTTTCAGGAAATAATCCATTTGTATCTAAATCAAAATAATTTAACGTGTTACTTGTTCTACCGATTTGAGTATAATTTTCATCATGATTAAGAACATATTCATTAGTTGCAACATCTTTAATTGCAAATGAAGATGATTGCGGTAAATAATGTCTTGAAATAACACCAGCAGCTCCAACTTGAGAGCGACCACTATATTGTTTATCAATATCTACAAAAATTCTAGTAGTATCTCCGCGTCTATATTCAGGCTGTAATCTAGGTCTTATGTTTATAATATCATTTACAGTAACTTCGGAACCAGTTGCAGCTACACCAAAAGAGTTACTTACATCTTTATATCTTGCTTCTAACTTTGGTGGATAAATAGTATTAGTTTCTCTTGAATAGTAAGATAATTTTCCAAATTCATTTTCATCACTTTCTTCAGAGCTTACTCGCTTTACTATAAAACCAAAATTCTGTTTAGCACCGCTATGAAAAACCTCAATCATTTCTGTTACATCTACTTCAATATCACCTGTAACATTGCTAAATGTTTGTATAACAGATTCAGATGCATGTGAACCAGAAAAGAAATACCCACCAGCATCTTCCCAAGCTTGGACACCTTTATTAGTCCATGAACATCCGTTAGTAACGATAGGAGAACTTGTAAATTTTCCTGAACCCATAGTCCACGATTCTCTCATTGGGTGAACTACTAACTTATAGGCTAAAGGTACATCAACTTCTTCTGATACAAACATCTTTAAGAAATATTTTAAGCTTCCTGAATCCGAACCTGTGTTAATTCCTTGAGCAGCTAGAGAAGCAGAAACAGTGTCAGTATCAAACTGTATTACAGCTCTAGAGCGAAATAAATCTCCTCCTGATCCAGAAACATCTTTTCGTATATCAAGTATAGGATCTAGACCAGTATTCATACTAGCTGTATGTTCGTATAATGTTGCATCCTTAGATGGAAATATAGTCTTTATCATAATTATCCCTAATACGTTATTACTTTACCACTAATATCTTTAGACGGAAACTTTATTTCAAATACAGAAGGATCTAATGATGGATAAATTACATTTTGATATTCTGCTTCTTGTAAATTATATCTATGTTCAGAATAATCTCCATTAAATAAATTTTTAACCTTTACATCTGTTACTGATTGCACTCCTAATACATTAGCTAAACATAAATATATGTCAGTTAAATAAAGAGCACTTGCAAAACTTAATTTATCAATATTATATTTATCACTTAATGATTTTATGCATTTTAATAATACCTCGTTCGAATTATGTCCCGGTAATACGGTAATTTCAAAGTCAATACCTATATTAACTATAAAACCATCTTTTATGTTGATAGCATCGGTTAACATTCTATATTGAGATAAATATGTTCTTAAATTATCTTTAGCAGCTCTTGGAACAGTTGTTAGCTGTTTATCTTTATTATAAGTTAGTACATATAAATTTACCGCTAATGGATTATTAGCACTAACTTCATTTGGCAACATTTGTTCATCTGATGCTACAAATGCTTTAGCAACTGAGCCAAATTTAGATGGCATACTTAAAGCACGAACTACATAATCTTCTCTTGTTACCATTCTATTTTGAGTAGCAAAATAACCTAGAGCATTCTGTCTAACAGTTTCTGTATTTTCAGAGGCTGCACCACCAGATGCAGGCTCTTCATTATTAATAGTTATAGAATCAACAACAGCAGTTCTTGTACCGCTTATTAAAGTTTTAGCAGGATCAAATGTTACCGTTTTACTATCAATATTAGTAATTGTTCCACTTGGTACATTTGCACCTAGTCCATACCCTTTTGTGTATCTTACTGTTAAAGTAGTATTGCCTGGAGCTTGACCATAAACATCTGTATAAAGAAAGTTAGAAGGATCAAAAGATTTATCTAAATTATTAACACCTGATGGTAAGTTTGAACCAATATTTTCAGGATTAGGTATAATAGTTTCATCTTGATCACCGGTAATACCTGCACCAAATCTTAACTCTATTTTTTCACCTTCGGTTATTCTAGTTGTAAACCTTCTCTTAACTGTCTTTAATCTTAATACATAAGGCGTGTTAGTAGAACCTTCAGATAAGTAAGGATCATTTGCTATATCATTTACTGATTCATCAAATACAGTAGATTGAGCTAAAAATGGAACTTGTGTCCAACTATTACCATCTGAATCTACAACCGAATCAATACTCTGTACTTGTGTATCATTAACTGTAAAAGAAGGGTACTCTCTAACTGGTCCGGTTTGTATCTGCTTTACCAATTTTTGGCCACTCATAGCATTTACTGTTTTTGAAAATATATAAAACTCTGGTCTACCAGTAGATGCATCTGTTGAATATACTTGTATATCAGTTTGATCAACAGAACTAGAAACAGCAAAATCAACTACATCATTTGTATGAAATTTAGTCCCGCCTGCATCTGATATAGTCATACCTGATGCAATACGTGGTGCATAATCATAATTAGGTTTTATGTTATTACCTGTACCTGCAGAAGGTATCAAGCACATTACTTTTATATTTACAGTTGCAGGTGCTGTTAGTTTAGGCTTATACCCGAAAGCTTGAGCAATAGCATAAATATTTTTCTTTTCTGTTGCTCTATGAAGCATCGTTTCTTTCATTGCATAATCAGTATAGAAAGAAAGAACATCACCTACATATGCTGCCATTTCAATAAACATAGTTGAAGGTGAAGCTTCTGAAAAGTCAGTTACTGAACTTGGAAAATAAGTTTTAGCAAATTCAATAAGTTTATTTTTTAACCCACCGAAGTCTCTATGTGTATATTTTACATCTTTTATTTGATTTGATCCATTATAAGCCATTATACTTTCACCGCTAAATTAAGTGTATTGTCAGGCGTCCATCCTTGAACACTATATGATACTCTTACAAATATTAAATTCTTATCTCTTTGTTCTTGTACATCAACATCTTCTATAGTAACAAACGGCATCCACTGCGCTACAGCAGATTTAATTGCGTCAGAACAAGCTAATGTTAATGTGTCTTCATAAAGAGGTTCGAAAAGTAAATTGTAAAGATCACTACCAAATGTAGGTTGCATAGGTCTTTCACCTTTCATAGTTAATATTAAATTTCTTAAATTATCATGAATCTGTTTAGTGGTAGTAAAATTTTGATTAGGAGTACCAACGTTCAAAGGAAATCCAATACCTACAGCTATATCACCTGAAAGTACAATTTGCTCGCTTGATAATGATGGTACTAATTTTGCCATTATTTCTTAAACCTCTTTACTAATTCTGAATAATCTCTTGTCATAGCTTTTGTTACAGAAGGATCTACTTGATCAGTTGAAACTACTCTACCATTATGTCCTTGTAATGCATTTGGTGGTTGGTCGTACCCGTTTTGCAAAGCAGCAAATCCTGCTCTTGCATCATTGGAGGTGAATTGTTTCATAGTTGGAAAATCTTCTTCTGTTTGAGATAACGCTTCGTTTAACGTTAAGCTACCAACATCGGATTTTTGTTTTTGCTCGTTTAATACATTTCGTACTTCTTTTTGTACTTCTTCACGTACTATTTTTCTTATAACTTGAGCTAATTTATTTATCTTTGCCATTTATTTTCTCCACAATTATGGTATATATAATAAATATAAACCACTTCTATTTTTGCTTTAATGCTTCTAAATTACTTTTTAATGAATTTACTGTTGTACTTATATTTATAGTATTTTGTAATGAAGTACTAAACGTAGGGGACTGTACACTTAATAAAGTTGATCCAACTATAGGTACTGGAAATGTTTGTGTTGCACTTGCTCTAGCTTGATTTTGTACTTCAGTTGATAATTTAGATACTTGATCAATTAAATCTGTTAAAATATCTAATACAGTATCAACATCATGTTGCCAGTTTTGAGTGCATAAAGCAATAGTATTAGCAGTAGATAATAATATAGAATCTGTTTTAGTACCAATAACTATTCTGTCACTATACATTACAACTTGACCTGAACCAAAATTATTTAGATTATTCTGAAAGTCAACTGGTAACTCAGCTTGAAGTGGTATATTTACCTCTTGATCTGAAATTAACCATATACCAGCACTATCGGTTTCAAAATCTTCTACAGGAAGATATCCGTTTCTTATAATAGTTATAGGCGATGCACTATTAGTAGTACTTTTCCATGGTAAGTCTAATGTTGGATTAGACCCAGCTAGTCTTATGCTTTGA